AGTTGGTACTGCTGGAGTTAGTGCGCCTTTAAATGACCAGAATGAGCGTCCAGTTGGTAGAGCTACAGCATTTGTAGCTACTGTTGGTGGAGCAACTGAATCACTTGCACCAATATAAAATTCAAGTTCGGTACGATTTTCTGCCCATTGAATAAGCTTTAGGTGGGAGTCGTTTTCTGGATCAAGTCGAATCGAGAGTGAGCCATCACCTGGATCAGATAGCCCCGGCATATAGGATTTGGATTTCGTTTCTTCAAGACAGGTTGTTTCAATTTTTGAAGTACTGTCACTTCCCAAGTTGATACCGGTTACACAGACAAGTTGCGTAATGTCGGTACCATCAAAAGCAAAGACGTTTGTCCCTTGCGTGCGTAATTCTGCCATTTGCGAGTACTCCTCAATTTTAGGCATAAAAAAAGCCACCGAGTGGTGGCATTGGTTTGAAAAAATTTAGTTATTCAAATAGGCACGGCTGCATAAGTCGTTCGACCTCTGTAATTGCAGTCATTAATAAATCTCGTTTCTTGCGATAGCTACCCAAAACACTACCTGCAAGGCTTGCATCTGATTTTGCCAGATCAAGCTGAAGTGATAATTTGTTGTGAATATTGTTATAACTTTGATCTTGCGAGCGAATAAACTCTCGTGTTTCAAAGAATGCTTTCACTAAAGCCTTTTTAAACTCAATAACTCGTGGACTGTTCCGCATAAGTGTCATTAAGAAAGTCGCCTGTTGTTCATTTAATGGAACAAATTTACGCTCTTGAGCACCGCCATTTGTCTCAAAGGATTGGATTTTAAATCTAACCCTTCCAAATTCTTGGAAATCAGGCATGTAAGTTCTAACCAACTTAATAACTGTTGCATGCTGGATACCTAAACCAAGTGCTATTTGCAAAGTGGTTGTCATGGGTTCGCCATTTTCGACTTTAACAATTGCGATTGGTTTTAACATAGCATTCATAATTAACTCCTTTTGAGTTGTGTTGAGCCTGAATGCTGAACGCATATAAACACTCAGGCATAAAAAAAGCACCCGGTTGGGTGCTATGTGGAAATTTGGAATTTAGTTGCGTTTATATTCGACGCATTCTTGATTTGACTGTGGCATAAGCTTGCCACCGATAATAACGTTGGTTATTCGCGTTTCAGTTTTAATGCACTGCCATTCAGATTTATTTAGCTCCATCTTTGGGCTAGTTGATTCTTGCCATATCAGATACATCATCGCCCAGAAAATTAGTGCAAATGAAAGGACCGACAAGGCGGTTGCAATTTTATATCCCATAATCTACCGATCCAAAAACCAATTCGCATCAAAGCCGCGACCGAAAATATTAGTGTCGGCAATGCGCTCAAAATGGCTTGGGTGAATATTGGTAACGTAGCAATGTGGCTCTAAAGCTTCTCGTATTGCAGCTCGAATATCCGATGCTCTTTTCTGCTCGGTGTCGTAAACCACGATTTGGAATGACACATGATCAGTATTCGCTGGGCAATCTAAATGATTTTCAGGATTGGCTGTGACCACTGACCAAACTGCATAGGGATATGGCGTTTTGTGTGGCGCTACATCTTCAAATACTCTTAAAGGATTGGTGCCAAGCAATTCTTTCACATCAATACTGGCATTGAGCACCGGAACTACAGGTAAAATGTTCATAATTTTGCGAGTTCCTTGTCAATTTCTTTATTGAAGTTTTCAGCAAAGCTATTGGTTACGGCTTGGATGTTGTTTTGTAAGGCTGGACGCATGAATGGAGTTGGTGGATTGTGCACAGAGCCAAATTCCAAATATCTCCAATAGGTCGTGATTCCACCAGATAATTTAGATAAGGCTGCGCGATCAGTATTTGCATTCTGTGCAGCACCACCACGCACACCGACACGCATCACCACTTCATTCGGGTTTCGTGTTTTCCCTGCGGCAATCGCAATATTTTTCCAAATCTTCTCGGCTGTTTGCGGATCATCAATATTTTTTGCCCCAGATCGAGCTGCATCCCGGACAATCGCCATCGCTCTACGCATTGAACGCCTTGCAGCATTCTTCATCAAGCGTGGATTCGCCAGTCTTTTAAGCTTTTCCTGAACTTCATCCAAGCCTTCAATATTGAATTCTACTGACATGGCTTACCCCACTAAAGACAGCTCCAGCGTCATATAAATACGACCGTTTTCATTGTCCGGCTTTGGTGGCGAAACGATCTGGAATGTTTGGCCATCAAATAAAACGCGCATACCGGTATCAATATCTTTGCGCTTGCGCAGTTTTAGTCGAGCTGTGGTTTCTGATCCTGCGGCTTTCGCTGTAAGGCCGTCTTTTACCGACAGGAAGGTGATTCGCCCCCAAAGCGGCTTGAAATCAGCCCAAGCTTCGGTTTCGTAGTTGTATTCATCATAGACCGTGGTTTTATGCTGAATCGTTACACGGTGGCATAGTTCGCCGGCACGTTGGGCCATATCACACCCCTACAGTTTTCGTGGTGGTGCTTTTGGCTCACCAACTACTTTCTTCTTATGGCAAGGCTGATATCCACCACCTAAACGCACATTCTTACAGGCCCAGCACTGGCAGCCCATTAATTTCTTTAGCCACTTCATAAAATCACCTCAAATCGCTGTAGGCTTACGGTATGGATAAAGCAGGCTTTGTACCGGCATCGGCAGAAAGTTGCCATTTACCGGCATTTCCTGCTCAGCATTGCGGTACTGGTCCCAATATCCACACAGTAACAAAATTGCCTGATGAATTGCCTTGGGATAATCAGGCTCAAACTCATCAGTGATGTAATTCAACACCACCGAATCTGCTGCATCCAAATAACCCTGAAGCATCAAGTCATTTGAATCGTCGTCATATCGAAGATGAAGCTTAAGTGTCTCTAAATCTACAATACTCATTCTTCACCCCATTTCTTTTGCGCTAATTTAAAGTTTTCATGGCTAAATTCGCCTAAATGATCCTTTTCACAGTGCCATAATGAGCCTTTATGAGTCACAAACTGGCCTGATTTATACTTATTTTCAGCCTTAAAAATGCCTTGGTATTGGCCTTTTTGGTCTGAAATTTCGGTATTTTGCGGCGTATTTGGTGCAGATTTCCCAAAAGGATCATCCAACTGGTCACGTTTAGCCAGCGCCTCAAGCGAGAAGTTCTGCTGTTGCATGTAAACCGTGTCACCGCCTTCCAGTGGGCCTAAGCCAAGCTTTTGACGCGCTTCATTCGGTGTCATGATTGCTGCACCAACACCTTCTTTCAGTCGCTGCATCTGAGACACCGAATCCATACGGATCAGCGTATCCAAATCAAGAAAGGCTTCTAATTGCGAATCTTTCAGGCCAAGGCTTTCGTCAAGCAGGTTTTCACGTGATTCAATCAGGCTTTGCAGACAGTCCGAATAATAAATTTCATTCAGGTCTGAAACTTTCTGACCTGCCGGAATGGTGCCAATACCCAACTTGAATTGCGGCACATGGAAAACAGCGCAAATTACCTCATTTGTCATTCGCATCTGTTCAATTAACTGAGAATCTTCAGCAGACATGGAAATGGCTTTAAAGTCTAATCCATCGCCGACGACCGCAGTGCATCCCGCATTGACACCACCGTAGTTTTCATTCCACTGCTGCTTAACTTCCTGCGCCTTTTCTTTTGAGATAGGTCCGGGTGCTGTCAGGATTCCACCTGGGCGACTATTGTTCTTGAAATATTGGCGCTGACTTTGTTGAATCTCTAGGCCGTGTCCTGCTGCTACCGCACACGCTGTAATTGGCGATAAACCCACAAGCGGATGATAGAAACAGTTAATGCGGTCATGAATAATTTCAGATGCAGGCACCACTTCATGAGAAATCTGATTGAGCCGATCATCATTGAGCTGATAAAAGACATCACCAGCATCACTAATTAACCTGAGTTCGATATAAAAAAAGAGTAGAAAAAAAGCCCTGTTTTTGTAACATATTGGTTCTCAAGACAAAATGTTATAAAACAAGGCTTCTCAATGGATCATATTACCGAATTATTTTGTATTTTGGATGATTTCTGCAAAAAATTTAATGAATCTTTAGAGAAAGCTTTAATTTCTAATCAAAAAACCAGGTTGAAAAAGTCAGCTTTAAGCTTGTCTGAAGCAATGACCATTGTCATTTTATTTCATCAATCCGGTTTTAGATTCTTCAAATATTTTTATTGCCAAATGATCGTTCCATTCTGGAAATCTGCTTTTCCTAAACTGCTTAGCTACAACCGATTTATTGAAATCATGCCCCGTTGTTTGCAAGCTCTGAGTAGTTTCTTCCATCAGGTGAAAGGAAAAGATACGGGAATCAGTATCATTGACTCCACTAAATTGGTAGTTTGCCATAATCTTCGGATTAAAAGGCATCGTGTATTTAAAGGCTTGGCCGGTCGTGGAAAAAGTAGTACGGGTTGGTTTTATGGTTTTAAATTACATCTCGTTATCAATAATTTAGGTGAAATTATTAATCTCAAGCTGACATCGGGAAATGTTCATGATGTTGCTATATTAGAATCTTTAACTCAAGAATTAAAAGGGATCCTACTCGGAGACAAAGGCTATTTGAGCAAAGCAAAAGCCGAAGCTTTAGCAGCAAGAGGACTGAAAATATTGACCCCATCACGTCGGAATATGAAAAATAAACCCATCCAAACTGAAGAAGAAAAACAATTACTTTGCAGAAGAGGATTGATCGAAACAGTGAATGATCAATTAAAAAATTTACATCAACTTGAACATTCACGTCATCGTTCGGTAAATAACTTCATGGTGAATATCATGGCTGCTGTAGTGGCTTATTGTTTGAACCCCAATAAGCCAACTTTCCAAAATATGCTAAAAGGTTAAGTGGATTTCATCGAACTCAGGTTA